CACTATTCAGGCAAACGGTGCAGCAATTATTCCTCTTAAACTAAAGGGATTTACTAGCCAAACAGCAGACTTACTACGATTTGAAAACGCAGCAGGAACAACCCTAACTAAGGTTGATAAAGACGGAAAACTTTTCATCAATAATCAAGAAATCAAACCTGTTCTTCATCAACAGGCTCAACCAGATGGCGTAGCATTGGGATTACCACAAGGAACTCTTTGGGTAGATTCTGATTCAAACCCAGCAGTTTTATCTGTAGACACAACTATCCAGATTACTGGTGGAACACTTACTGGTGACCAAGCATTAACTTCTCGCCTTCGTAATATCACCGTGTCTACTTCTGACCCAACTGGCGGAAATAACGGAGATATTTGGCTTAAGTACACTGTGTAGGTCGAAGTACTATGCCTATTCAGATTAAAGTAGCCGACAATTACGTTTCTTCTGGTTCTGCCTTTTTTAAAACGGGTGGTGCTTGGGTAAAGGCTAAAGAAGGTTATGTAAAGGTTGATGGTACTTGGCGTAAGTTTTTTGTGTCGGAGTTTAAAGACTTTTTTGAAAGAGCAAACGCTACAACATTAGGCACTTCCCCAACAGGACAAGCATGGACTGCTCCTAGAGGAACATGGAATATCAATGGCGGTAAAGCACAAATCACTACATCGAAGGCTACATACCCAATCGCTTTAGTTGATGCTGGACTAACAGATTTTGAATTAACAGCAAATGAAATGGTTCCAGGAGTAGGTGTAATAGTTAGAGGAGAAGAATCTAACACTTGGTGGGGTTTAGTTGGTTGGAATAACCAAACGGCTTATACATACTCTTTTTGCCCGCAGGCTTTAGTTAATGAAGGGTATTGCATTGTAGATAATATTTGTCAGCAAACATACTGTCCTGGAGGTTATCAAACGGGAACTCGAGAAGTTGGCGGTGGTTGTGCAGAGTATGGTCCTGATACTCTTGTAGGTGCGGACTGTACCAGCGTGTACACTGAAGGTAGAACAACCTGCGTTACTATTACAGTTCCTGGTACACCAAGATGTGTTAATACCTGTATTAGAAATTGTTCAAGTACCACCTGTAAGCCAGGTCCAATTCAGTGTATCAATTTTCCTAAATGGGGAAGAAGTTGTTCTCCTACAGAACCTGTGTGTACAACTTCCACGTACTGTTGTGATAGAGACACGGTATGTACCCCGACAACAACTACGGAACAGTCATGTACCACATCACCAGGTTCCTGGTCACAAGTCTGTTCTAGGTACACCACGGTTCCAGGTGGATGTATTAGGTACAACCCATCACAGACTATTACATTTGCAACTTGCCCTGGAGGAGAAGCCACACAAAATGTTGCTTGTGGTTACCCAAACTGTGCACAAACAGGTTCTCGTCAAGTTTGCCCAGTTGCACAACAAACCGCTACTGGATATAATTACGATTACAAACTGTACCTCGTCAAGTCAGTTAATGGGACAATCACTGTAGAACAACAGTTTGATATAGGAGAAAACTTTAAGGCTCTTCGAGTTCTTGGAGTGGGGCCTAATTTAGCAATAAACGTCTACAGAGATAACGCTTACGCAGACCAAATTAAAGTTCTATCCTACAGTGCGTTTACCTCTCCTGCGGGAAGTACTTTCGGTATATTTGGTTATCCTTCAAATTACCAAGAAGGTAATACAATTGGTTCAATACAGGTAAAGCAACCAGGAGCATAATATGAGCGAAAAAAGTCCGTGGCAATTATGGAAAGAAAAAAACCCAGGAGATGCTGTTCGTCCTTGGGATTTACTAAACCCCAATGTAAAGCGAGTCGATGATGAGACTCGGGATTACCGCCTTAATCATTGTTTAGGATGTACCCATTTAATTAAAGCAACTAAAACCTGTACTAAGTGTGGGTGCTTTATGACTGAAAAAACAAAATTAGCCCATGCTTCATGCCCCATTGGACTATGGGGTGCTGTTACTATAGAACCTACAAACACAGAAGGAGAATAAAATGGCGGAGAATACAAGATTTTTAGCGTTTGTTCTTGATGGAGAAGTTGCGGACATACTTCAGACCGATGACAGACTTGCTGCTATATTTTTAAGTCAACCACAAATAGTTGAGTTTGACAGAGAAAAAGATAGTGTTGCTGCTGGTATGAAATACGACGGCACCAAGTTTAGTAACCCTGCGTAAATATGCCTACATATAGAGAAGTATACGTTTGGAATGGGAATGCTTGGGACTCCCTTGCTATTGCCCTACCCGATTTAACTTCCTACGCCTCAAAAGTTGCTGACAACACTTTTTCTGGTGCTCAAACTTTTTCTGGAAGAATTACGCGAGAAGGACAAGTTCCTTATGCTATTGAAACAGGAACAGTTAACTTAACTACAACAACTACTGGTGACCAATTAATTATTGGAACTAGAACTTTTGGCGTAGGTAGATTCACTTCTACACCACTTGTATTTTTACAAGTTCGTTACGGCACAACCGTTAAAAATGGGTATGCAACAGCAAAAGCAGTTAGTACAACTCAGTTTGGCTATGAAGCGGTAATGAATGTTGCTATTACAGATTCACAGAGTCCTATAACACTATTTGTTGATTACCTCGCTATTCAGATGGTTTAGGAGGTGGACCAGTGGCAAAATATGCTGGTTCCATTTATCGTGGAGCGTACTATGGTAACTCTCCGCGTCTTGTTTACAATGTCACCCCTTTCCTTGCTTCTGCTTTAACTTACGACAAAGTACAACTATTTTGGCAGTTACCTCAAGGAGATTTTTCTCAATTTAGGTTAGTTAGAAATAATTCTAATTTTCCTGAAAGTGCCGAAGATGGAACTATTGTTTGGCAACAAATCTCTGATACAAATATAAGTGGTCAAGTTTCACGCAACTCCATTATTGATGGAGAAGATAACGTTAATGAAACTTACTATAAAGGACTTATTGCAGGTCAATTTATTTATTACACTGTTTTTCTTTATACCTCTACAAAAGTCTGGGTTGCTGCTGGCTCTACTTACGTCCTAATACCAAAAAAGTTAAACGGTACAGACACTTTATACAACGTATTGCCAAGAATTTTTACCACTAAAGATGGAAGTCCTACAGGACCTATAGAAAAAGACACTATTCTTTATAACTTCTTAGATTCTTTTGGATTTACTTATGACCAAATTTTAACTTATGCAGACTTAATTAAGCCTTCTTTTGGTGAATCTAAACTCCCACCTCAATTTTTAGGCTATAAGTTTTTAAGTTATGGCCTGTACTTAGAGCGAGGATTAGCCTTTAAAAACCAAAAAAAGTTAGTGCGTGAATCTGCCAGACTTTTTGCATTAAAAGGAACTGAATTAGGAATTAATAATTATATTGAGTCATTGTCAGGTTACGCTCCTGTTTTAACAAAGTCCCCTAACCTACTTTTAGACATGCAAGATGCTACCTTCAAAGGAGGTTTTGGTCGTTGGGTATCAACTGCGGGAACCTTATCGGCTGATAACACACAGGTTTTAGCAACAGGAACAAACGCTATTGACACAATTTGGTCTGGAAAAGTAGTAACTATTTTGCCAGCAGTTACCTTTAAACAACGATTAAATGACGTGGCTCAGTTGACTACTAACGTAGCCCACGGTTTAGAGGTCGGGGATACTGTTACTGTGGCGGGTGTAGACGCTAACTACAATGGAACGTTTACTGTTACAACAGTGCCAACACCAACAACCTTTACGTATGCCAGTGTCAATGCTCCAATGATTCCAACTGCTGCTACGGGAACTGCTGCTGGAGGAACTGCCCTTTCTTTAGGGCGTGACTTACCAATTACTAAGGGAATCCCAGTTGTTCCTGCTAAAAGTTATACCCTTTCGTTTTACGCAAAGACAGTTGCTAACGGAACGTTAACTCCCGCTTTGTATTGGTATGACGAATTAGGGAAAATAATTGGTTCTCGAGTAATGGGCACAGAGTTAGGAACTATTGGGCAAGTTCAGAGAACTTCTTTAGTAGCAACTTCACCTGCAGGTGCTGCGTATGCTGGAATCCGAATTTATCTTACAACACCAGGAACTTACTACATTGACATGGTTCAACTAGGAGCAACAATTGACATTACAAATTACGATGAACCACGTGGACTTGATGTATTTTTAGAACCAAGAAAAGTAAATTTAATTAGTAATCCTTCGTTTGAAACAAACGGCAACCTTTGGACAACCAACTCGGCTAAAACTTTAGTTTCAAGCGTTCCTACAGGTGTTCCAGGAACACAGTCACTTCGATTAAGTGGACAAAATGCTTTATCTGCAACAACAACCTGTGCTACCTCATCAACCTACAAAATTTTTGATGACAATAACTACGTTTTCTCAATCTACTTAAAAGCAAGTGCTGCCTGCACCGTAAATATAACATTGGGTGTTACTGATGAAACAGGAACTGACGCAGAAAGCGCAATTCAATCTTGTGAGTTAACAACTGAGTGGAAAAGGTTTTTTACCACTCTCTATATTCCAATTGACTTTTCACCTCAAAATACTATTACAATGACTGCAAGTGTTTCAGGAACATTGACAGGGCAAACAGTCTCTTTAGACAATGCTCAAGTTGAACGCGGTTACCAGCCTTCAGAGTATTTTGATGGCTCTATGCCTGCTGACTACGGCGTTGTGTGGTCTGGAACTGCTCATGCTTCACGTTCATTCTATTACACAGATAAAAACATTAAAATCCCACGTCTTCTTCAGAGCCTTCAAGACTGGATTCCACGCCATATTCCTTACCGTATCAGAAGTTACGCTGGTGTCGAAGGAAGTTTTGCCCCGTAGAAATTTAGGTCTAAGATACACCCATGGACCTACTCATAGAACTTCTCGTAATCTCTTTTGCTGTTGCATATTTTACTGAAGCAATTCAAGCCTTCTACGATTTAAAAAAACTGCGTGGGTTTGTTGCTTTACCATTTGCTGTTTTGTTTTGTTGGTTATTTGGTTACCCATGGATAGAAACAGCACTCTTTGCTCCCGCTAGTTCCTTTTTAGCCCTAGCAATCACAATGTTTATTACTAAAGAAGAAGTAAGTGTTCAACCAATTCGACGATACTAGGAGTATAAAATGACGCGATTATTAATTGTTGGTAGTGCTGACGATATAGACGTAACAGTTGGTTTGCGACAATTATTAGAGAAAAAGAGCATTACAGAAATTGTTCTTCCATCTAGTGAACCAAATGAAACACAAGACCAAATCATCCTTACTGCTTCTGAAAAGAAAATCCCTGTTAGCACAGGAGGCGATTTAGATATGTTGATGGAAGTTTTTGTTGCGGATGACATTTTGGCAGTTGCATGGGATGAATCAGACGAGTGCTTTGAGGCTATTGAGTGGGCACATGACAAAGGCTTAGATATATGGGACATTTCAAATGGATTAAATATTGTCGATACACAGACAGAGGCTTTGGAAGAACACTTAGATGAAGTGCTTGCAGATTTTACTGAATCTTTGTCAGCATTGATTTACAAGATGGTGATGGACCAAATTAACGGCGATGGTAAGCATAAGTACCGTCGCTCTGAGTGAGCCTTTCATCTCGGCTGCTCGACGCGAATTTAAGCCATTTCCAGTTCCGTCTCTTTGTTACGCTGTGGTCCTTAGCGACCTCTGACGGGGTGGTAGAGCAGTCAATGGATACTCTCGGCTGCTCGACGCAGGCTAAATCTAGGAACACCGTCAGAGAGGCTATACGAGCCTTAGAGGACAAGGGGCTACTTGAAACACAACGCAAAAAGCGTGGGCGAGGGTTCTATTCTGGGAACACATACCAGTTGTTATGCCCTCTGTGGGAGGCATCAGTATGCCCTGCAGAGAGGGCATCTACAGATAGAGCAGATAGTAACTATGACTACCTAGTTAATAGACTATTAGTACCTAATAGTCATATTAGTCAAACTAGTTATGAAAATATAAAAATACACAAAGTAAGTGAGGAATCAATGAATAAAAGTTGGCGTGAAGAACAAGCCAAGGAT